GGCTAAACGTTGACCGTAGTAAAAAAGGTGTAACACGAGTCACAAGACGCGGATGGAGAACGGATGAACCTGAACGAGAAAAGAACGTTGGGCGTGGCAGGCCCGTGGGATCTACAGGCTATACTCCAGGAGTGGGAGTTGCGCAACCAGGCAGTTTTGGTGATGTGCCCACAGATGTCAAAGCCAATAGAAAACGTCCACGTTTAGACTACGATGATAAAGAAATTCTTGAAACTGACCCAGATCGTAGAAAGTTTTTAGGGCTAGGAGCTGCTGGTGCATTAGCAAGTTTAGGCACTGGTGCAGGGCTTGGGCACCTATATGTAAGCAACGAGCTAGAAAAGCAGCGTTCTTTTTTAGAAAAACAAAAAAGAAAAGCTGACAATTTTATGGACCTGGCTGAATTTTCATTAGAGTCAAAAAATATCAAAGCAGCGTGTAGATACTTTGAGCGAGCACACAAGGTCTACAGCGAAGCAGGAATGACAAAGCATGCACGAGAAGTTGAGGCTTTAATAGCCACTTGCCGTGCTAGAGGATTTTAACATGAAATTAAATGAGGGAGGCAACGTCTTTAAAGATAAAGATGGGCAGGCCGAAACTCAGCGTATCAACCAAACTGACGTAAAAACCACTATAGCTTGGCTGGAACGTCTTACAGGGTTGCCGTTGCAAGATATGACTCTAGGATCAACTGGACGTAAGCCTACATCTGGTGATCTTGATCTGGCAGTTGATGCTCAGAAAGTCAGTAAAGAAGAATTAATTAAAAAGATCACTGATTGGCTTGCCAGTAACAAGTTGCAACCCAATCAATGGATTAAAAAAAGTGGAATTTCTGTTCATTTTAAAACACCTATAAATGGCAATCCCAAAAATGGATTTGTGCAAACTGATTTTATGTTTTTGCAAAATGTGCCATTTTCAAAATTTGTTTTATCTGCTCCGGCTAACAGTCAATATCGCGGACAAGACAGAAATATATTAATGAATAGTATTGCAAAAAGTCTAGGATTTAAATTAAATCAAAATGCAGGAATAATGAATCGTGCCACAAATGAATTAATTTCAGATGATCCAGATAAAATTGCGAAAATACTATTAAATTCAAAAGCCACAAGAAATGATTTAGAAAGTGTAGAAACAATAATCGCAGCCTTGGCTAACGATCCCAAGCGAGATGCGTTGTCAATCAAGGATATCAACCATTAATTGAACAACGGCTTACTGAAGCTGAAGCAAGAATTCCGCATCTTGAAGATATGGTATTTGATGCTGGCACACGTGGAGTACAACAAGCTCTTAAGGTCATTGGAGAAGCGTCTAAAGATACTGCTGCGAAAGTAAGTATCAAGTGGGATGGCAAGCCAGCTATTATTTTTGGTCGTAAACCCAATGGTGATTTTGTTTTAACTGATAAATCAGGTTTTACTGCCAAAGGATATGATGGCTTAGCCACTAGCCCCGCACAGATTTCAAAGATCATGCAACTACGTGGCGGCGAAAGATGCGAGCTAATCAACATGTATGCTAGACTTTTTCCTGTGTTAAGATCAGCTGTGCCACAGAACTTTCGTGGGTATGTGCAAGGTGATTTACTTTACACTGACACTCCTCCAGAAGTTACCGGAGCATATGAATTTCAACCAAATCTTGTCAAGTATCGCATACCAGTAGAAAGCGAACTTGGTCGCCGTATAGGTAATAGTCAAGCGGGCATAGCCATACACACCTTTTATGAAGATCGCGATAGTCAGCCACAGGCACTACGTGATAATCCTTTTCGTAATCAACCTGGGCTCATGCTGGTTACACCCTACGTTGATAACATTGAAACTGTCAAACCCAAAGCAGCAATGATCCGACAGATACGTGAAATTTTAGCGCAACACGGCAAACAAATTGATCAATTGTTTAATCCTACAGAATTAAGAGCAGCAAGAATTACAGATTTACCTGCTCTATGTAAACGCTATGTGAACAGCAGAATTTTTTCTAATTTTGATAACCTAGCAGGAGGTTTTGGTCCATGGCTACAACAAAACGTAACACCTTCAAAATACAATAACATTGTTGAATACCTACAGAGCCCATCCACAAATGCCATGGGACTTGCGGCAGCATTTAATATTTTTGGCCTGCTGCATGATGTCAAGATGGATATGTTACAACAACTAGATAGACAACAGCCGGGTCAAGAAGGTTGGGTAGTAGCAGGTGATGCAGGTCGTGCAAAACTAGTTAATAGATTTGGCTTTAGTGCTGCCAACAGATTATTGAATAATCCACCTCAATCTTAACGTTTTTACCAAATTGGCTAAATAAAAGTAGGGTTAGTAGCCCAACTATTAAGGAGATTTAAAATGGCTGTATTATTCCGTCCAAATGGTGATGCACAACCAGTATTTGCGTTAGACATTTCAAATGGTGCAGTAACAGGTAACATCGCTACCAGCGGCGCAGGTAACGCTCTGGTTCAAATGGCTGGTCCTAAGCTGGACTTTTTTGCTTTGGTTGTTGAAAACGGTTCAAACCAAGCAATTGACCTGCGTAACGAGTGCGGTAACGTAAACGACCCAGGTGTTGTTCAGACTATCAACCAAGCTATTCAGCAAAATGCTACAATCGCTTTCTATCAAGTGCAGAATTCTACTACTGGTCAGATCAGCTATGCTCTGTATCCAACTGGCGCATACACAACCACTACACTTGATCAGACTGTAACAGCTCTTGGTAACGTTCAAATTACCAACAGTTCAGGTCAGACTCGTGGCGTAAACGTTTCTGGTTCGCAGTCAACAAACATTGGTTTCAAACTAGCAACATCTTAATCAAATCTGGTTGCAGCACTAAGCCCGGCTTTTATTGCCGGGCTTTTTCTTTGCTGTAAATAGCTGCATGAAAATCATACCTGCATGGAGCGTGCCCATGTTTCAAGTTGAATGGGAAGACGCTGATAAACATCAAGAGCAACTGCTGACCGTATGTTATAATCTTGAAAAAAGTCAAGCTGCCAGTGGTGTAGCACCTGGAGCAAAACAAAAACTTTTTGAAAGTAATTTTGATTTTTTTAAATTTAACAATGATTCAGTAAGAGCTCTTTTAGAGTGGTGCCGCGTAACTCTATTTGAAGCAGCCAAATCGGCCAACACTGGACGTTGGGAACCTGCTGCCAGAATTGGAATTAACTTACACGAATCCTGGTGTCACATTACTAAAAATGGTGGATTTCATGACATCCATACCCATCCAAATTCTAGTTGGAGCGGCATTTATTATATTCGAGCTGGTGAATCAGATCTTGCTACAAAAAATGGCTGTAATAGATTTTACAGTCCATGGAATCCTGCTTACAGCGATATAGGAACTCGTTGGTGCAGTCAAGTTTCAAGTCTTGACCTAGTACCAGCTGATGGAAGATTATTATTGTTTCCCAGTTGGCTCCCACATTCAGCTTTACCTTATTACGGTGAAATTGAGCGTGTAGTAGTAGCATTTAACAGCATATTTTTAGATGGATCAAATTCAACCACAGTACATATTTGAAAGCCCTGACGGTAAAACTATCTATCGGAGAACCATGGGCAATCCTCATAGGGAACTACATATAGAGCTACAAGAAGCGATTTCAATGCGTGAGAAACTGCAAGAAGATCAACTATGGCAGCAGATAAGAAATACCGCAGAAAAAAATAAGCAACTAGCTAGAATGCTTGATGAAGTCAAAGTTTATTATAGGTTAATAAGTGAAAATTAAAGTCATTACACTATTTGATTGTACTGCTACTGGAGTTACTGGGCACTATAGACATGAAAAATTGCCTATGCAATTAGCCAGTGGCACTGTCATACGCGACCATCCAGGATGGTTAAAAGCTAGAAATCAGCAGAGAAACTGGGAGACCATTAGTCAATTATTACAACTTAGGAATCAAATTGAACTAAATGAAACTCCAACACGTAATGACTTGGGACATTGGGAATTTAATTTTAGCGTAGAAAATCCCATGACCTATCAACTTGATGATCAACCACTGAAATTACTCATAGATGATTGTGAAAAAGTGCCCATTGTAACCAGGCTAGACGAGTCGCAGCATTGCAATGATTTAATTCATACTTCTGGTCCAGAGCAGAATATTTGGTTTCAAGTGATTGAATAAATATAAGATCTGGAGAAACTAATGGCATCGCCCACTGATATAGAAAAAAAGAGTTTAGAAGCTCACGTTGAATTGTGTGCGCAAAGGTATCTGTTTTTAGAACAAAAGCTAGATGCAGTAAATGCTAACGTCACAGAACTTAAAGAAATGCTTGATACCCTTGGTACTAAAGTAGGTACCGTGACTGCACAACGAGATAATCAATTGATTAATTGGGGTATTGGTATTATTGCAGCACTATTAACGTCAATGGGATGGCTAATAAAAAACTACGTTCTCAACTAGATCTTTTTAATAGATTTGTAGATATTGCACAAGCTGACCTAAAAGATCTGCAGTCTAATCTGATTTATGTTGAAGGTAACGAATGTCATGCCTTTGGTTCTTATAGAATTTCAATAGCCGAGCCAGTGCATGTTTGGGAAAAAGATCACTATCAAGGATCCTTTAGTTCTACTAGATCTGCAATGGCTTGGTGTACTGCGAGTAAATTCCGGTATTTTCAATTAGCCGAGCTGATAAAACAATTTGATGAAAGATTACAAGTAGCAGAACAAGCAGTAAAAACTAGACAATTTTCTAATAAAAATATGGATGCTGTCAAGGTAGCCAAATTACAGCAGCGGATAAGTCAAAAATTCAAAGCTCAACAGGAATTAGAAAAATATGTATCACAAGCTAAATATTTACAATTAAGAGGATTCAACAATGATACTCAACGAAATAGCCGATTTAAAACCTAAACAACAAGTTTCCAAGATATTTGAACAGTATTTTGGACAAAAGTTTAATGTTGACACTATCAACGGTATGCAAGCTCGTCATATGTTGCGCCGTGTACGCTCGATGATTCAAGAGCATAGAGCCAGCCCAGAAATTCACAAAAGTGAGCGCAATGCTGCCTATCTAAAATTAATCATGATGGAGCAAAGCCTAGCGGCTCATGTAGATGATCTCAGTAATCGTCGTCTAATAGAAGAAAGCGATGTTCAGCAAGCGCAGGTTGTACTTGCAGCTCAAGACATGGTAGACAAAGTTCAGAAAATGATTGAAGACATCTCGGAAATGCAGTACAAAGAATTGCCTGCATTGGTTGACAGTATTCGCAACCAAGTTGGCACTGCTGAAGCTGATCAATTCAATCAAAGTGCAACAGCAGCTCTGCAGGGTCTTGTGCAAAATCTACAAGGCAGCAAACAGCAACTTGAACAAAGTCAAGCTATTCTAACAGGAC